AAGAATCATGTGGGTTATATTACCGGTTTAGACAATAAAAGAATAAAAAAATTTAATGTCACGGTAAAAGAAAAGGCAAAAAAAGGAGAGCATATTTTAGTTTGTCCTAGCAGTCCTGGAATTCATAATTTTTTAAATCAACCGAATTGGTTAGATAATACTATCATTGAAATTAAAAAGCATACTGACCGTCCAATAGTTGTTAGACAAAAACCAAGAGGACGTGGCACTAGCGGACCAAGTGAAGCAACGGTGCCTATACAGGATCAATTACAAAATGCTTGGGCATGTGTGACAAGTTGTTCAATAAGTGCAGTTGAATCTTTGTGTGAAGGTGTCCCTGTAATTTGTAATGATAATAGTTTTGCAAAGCCAATTTGTAATACAAATATTAGTAACATTGAAAATTTAGAATATAAATCCCCAATCGATTGGATAAATTCTTTATCGTATCAACAATTTACCCCCGAAGAGTTTTCAAACGGGACTGCGGTTGCGATACTTAAAGACTTAAAAGTCCTTTAATTTTTTTTTGATCTTGATCGTTAAAATATACAAAGCAAGTTAACATCTCAGGCAACGGGCCTTCATTGTTTATAAGTTTAAAATTGTCCTTGGCATTTATTACTATCATGCTGTTAGGTCTATAAGGAATGTTTATTTCTTCAATTTCTATGTGAACTGCTCTGCGATCTGTTCTTTGTTTGAAGAACCAATAGCCAACATATTCATCTTTTTGTCTGTATGCTTTAGGTAATAAGACTTCGCTGTTGAATGTTTCTACATTATGTAATGCTCTAAAATCATTCCAAACTTTGTGATTTGTGTTGTACCACTGTTCGTAGAGATTATCGTACAATTTCATATCAATTGGTTTATTGACAATAAAATATGTTTTTTTAATATTAGTATCTATTATTTTTTCAAGCATTTGCCAATTGAAAAAGTAAATTTTGTTTGCTTCGTGTTTCTGCAATTATGTTGATGCTTAATCTTTCAACTGTTGCATTTTCTCTTGGAGTTACTCCGTGAACGCTTTTACCTGTGTTAAGAAACATAACAAAGGTGTTTGGTTCGTATTTTACTGTTCTTACTAAAATTTTTTCTGTGTCTGATGATATCTCTCTTCCTTTAAGTTTATCAACACTTGGAATTTGTCTAGTCTCAAAAATATCAAAATCTCCACCCGTGCTGTCATCATTTGGCTGTCTAAAATAAAGTAGTCCAGCATATAGTTCTTGAGGATTGTCTAAATGCGTAGTTCTTGTAGTACCTTGTGTGATAGGATCGTGTACAACAAACTGTGTGTCAGTAACCATGTCCCCACTTTTTTCGTCTACTCCTCGCACTGCTACACTTTTTTTAATTTGTTCGGCAGTATAAGGCATGTCATTTTTAAACAAGTCTAACACTTTATCATAATATGCTTGACTAGTATGTGTTTCAAAAAACTGCTTCCATTCTGCACTTACAGGAATAGTCTTTTTATTTAGAACATCATTTGCAAGGTATCTGTATGTGTGTCCTTCAATTAATGTTAGGGTTTCTTTAATATTTTTTGTAGGAAAGTCTTTTGCTAATTTGTTGTAAAGATTTTTAGGTAATGCATTTTTAATTACAACATGCGGATATGGTTCTGCAAAATAATCAGTTGCTGGATTAAAATTATCTAATACTGTAATCATTAACTTGAAAATAGATTGATTAATTCTTTTTTCCACACATCTGCATATTCGCACTCTCTGTATCCATCAAACCATGGACCACCCTCTGTGTAGTGTAATATTTTTGGTTTGCCATCTTGTGGTTCTTTGTACCACTCAACAAGCCAGTTGTATTCTAGAGGCAGTTGTCCAATTTCATTGTCTTCAAGCCAACTAAATCTATGTAAAAATTTTGCATCTTTTTCGTTCAGTATTTCTGGAGTGAGCAGTTTATTTTTTGGATGTTCGCAGTTCCAAAGCACCATGCTTGACCAATTTTTTCTAGGATATACTGTTTGGACTTGTCCGTCCATTTTGGTTCCTTCTTTGGGTTTGTAATCGTGTTGCACACAGACAACTGCTTTTGATGGGTCACAGTATTTTATTAGTTCATGACTAGGAATTTGCCAAACAAAATCACAGTCGCAAAAAACTGCCCAACCTTTAAAATCATTTAGATATGGAATAAAAAATCTAGTAAACGTAAATTCAGTTGAGGCAAGTTTGTCAACAGGTCGAGTGTACATACCTTGTTCTCGCATTTGTCTTTGCTTGAGCGGTATTACTTCTGCTGATGGATCACGTCTTTTTATTGAGTGTTCACAAACTTGGTAAGCAATGTCTTCTCTACTGTCGTGGCCTACATAAATTTTCATAATAAATCTCCATGATCTCGCATTTGTTGTCTTATATGAGTTGCAGAAATTTTTTGTGTTTCTTCATCTAAAACAATCTCCTCTATCTTATAACCAACTCCTCGCCCGTAACATATATTAGTTATGTTTGGAACCAGCACAATTTTAAATTTTCCTGTGTGTTTTTCAAGTGCTTTTTCAATGTTGGTTTTTACTGTTTCAAAATCGAAAGGATTGTCGCCAACCCCTTGTACATCTCTCACCATTATTAAAACTTGTCCTGTTTTCTTTAAGATTTCTTCAAAAAGTTTTTGATGTCCATCGTGCCATGGTTGCCATCTGCCTAACATTTGTGCTGTTGGTTTCCTATTGTCCCAATTATGTGTCATTTTTATGTATGTCCTGTTTAATTAAAAACGCCCACATCTCTGCGTCCATGTGTGTTACTTTGTAATCATAATGTTTAGGTGGTACAAACATTTTGTTAGTATCCTCAAATCTTCCTTCTGTAATAGTGTCCATCCAAATTGTATAGTCTGCACTAAAGTCTTCTCTTGTTTTTTCAGTTGGACACACAAAGTCTGCTACAACATTTCTATTATTATTAATTGCTTCTTCAGCCATTGATTTCATTCTGTTGGCTTGTCTATTTCGACCTTCAGGAGAAAAATCCCAATCATCTGCATTTTTTCTTACTTCGTCTGCATTAAGCCATACTGCGTTAAGCATTGGCACTAGTCTTTCTGCGAGTGTAGTTTTTCCTGATCCCGGCAGGCCACAAATTAATATTTTTAATTTTGGTTTATCGCTGTGTACTTGCATTTAATTTGAAACTATCTTGTGAATTTGTTTCCAATTATTTACTCTCTTGATTTTAGGGTGTGAATGATGTTGATTGTAGCCATGATTAATCAACAGAGGTTTTAAGCCTAATTTGTATCCAGTCATAGCATTTTCCCACTTGTCTTCAACCCAATATAAACCAGTATTTTTAAATTCTTCTAAGACTGAGAATTTGTCATCGCCGGTTTCTAAAATAAAGTAGTTTTGAAAAACGTGTTCACCAAAAAGATCAGACAGCAGTCTTTTTCTTAATAACTGTGCAGGTACATCTGAAGTTTGTGATGTAATAGGAATAAAAGTCCATCCTTCTGCGTGTAGTAATTTAACATATGTCACTGCTTGTGGCAAAGGTGGCTGAGTGCCCATCCATGCACTTCTATTGAATTCTCTTATTTCTTTTTGTATTGTTGTTTTAGAAACACCAAACCGTTTTTCCATGGCGTATTCTGACTGTTTATTTTTTAACAACCTGTATGTCTGTCTTCTTTTGCGTCTCACAAAATGGCTTCTTTTCAACATCCATTGTGTGAAATGGTTTTCCCACTCTAGAAGGACTCCGTCTACGTCTGTTAAAATTATTCTATTTGATTGTGGCATCTTCCATACCTGCTACTCTAAGTTTCACGATATTGGTCAGTTGCCATTGTTTTTGGTCAAGGCCTTTTGTTATTCCTAACCAACGATTTCTTAATAATGCAAATTCATTTACAATTTTATCAAAGTCAACAACATCTGCTTCTCCGTCTACATATTTTTCTACATCTCTGCTGGACAATGCTCTTTGATAATTTTCCAAATATTTTTTAAAATGTTGTGATCTTAATTTTCTTTTTTCAATGTTTAGATATTCTAATATGGCTTCTATTTCTTGAAGTTGTTGGAATCTGTGTTCGACTATACCTGGCAATGCCGCTGAAGCTCTTTCTAAATTGCCCCAGATACCGCATTCTTTACGTGCAGATTTATATTCGTCGTTGTAATGTACTATACACTCCGGTATTTTTGAAATGTCTCTACTTATAGTGATGTACCAACTCATCTATCCTCATAAAATTCAGTATCTACAAATTCATCATCGTCGGCATCTTGTAAAACTATTGTAATTGCTTCGGTCAGTTTTTCATCATATTCTTGTGCCGCCTTTAGTGTTCTCATGTCAACACCTTGGTCTACAAGTGTTTTAACAAAATCTACTGCACAATCTAGTTTTTGTCGCTCTGGAATGTAGTGTGTTACTGTTGTCCAAATTTCTTCAATGTGCGTACTATCCATTGTCTGTTCCATCTTCTGCTGTCTCCTGGTCAGTTATATTAGCAAAGTCATTCATGACTTTTGTTAATTTATCACCTGTCCAGTTTTTTCGGAACTCTATGGTTTCAACACCTTTAGAATCAACATACTTTAATCTGTTACCTTGTTGCTTTATAACGCCTTTTTTCTCAAATAAATCAAGCAATCCTGAATACGGATTCATCCCTGTTTCATATGGAATCTTAACTTGTACACTTTCAAACGGTTTAGCATATCTTGTTTTCATAACTTTACAAGCCGCTCTTATACCTCTTACATCTGTAACTTTGTTACCGTCTGCGTCTTCTTTTAACTTTAATTTTTTCATTGCAACTACAATACTAGATGCATAGATAAATCCTTGTCCGCCCGATATCTTGTCATCTGGGTCAAACATATCTTGTGAAGCATAAGTGTGGTTAGTAGCCATTAAGCCTACGTTCCATGAACCAAACATATTAACACAGTTTCTTACAAGTGCTGTTAAGGCTTTAGGTTTTCTACCTAAGTCACCTTTCATTTCACCTTTTTGAAACTGATCTACATCTGTTGGAGTAAGCAACATACCTAAACTATCTATTACAAATAGTACCTTTGGAGCATTGTCTCTGTTTTCTGAATGTTCTGTTTTGTATTCTTTCATGAACTCTGATACAGTTTTTGCAACGTCATCGATCATTGACAAACTTAATTTTAATAATTTTTTTTCGTCAGTGTCAACACCAAGTGCTTGTAGCCAAGCCTCGTCTAGTGCATTCTCAGAATCAACTAATATTACAAATATACCTTGATCCTGTGCGTTTTTAATAATGTTGCCTGATGCAATGTATGATTTTCCTGCACCAGACTCACCGGCAAGTACTGATACTTTGCCTAGGGGAATACCTTTGTTAAAGTCTCCTGATATAAGATAGTTCAATGCATAGTTTCCTGTTGAGATCCAGTCTGTGGGATCATTAAATCCTATGCCTAATCCTTGAATACTTTTTGTTATACTTTTTCTAAATTTTGTAGCGTCAAATACTTTTGTCATGTGTTTCCTATAATATTATCCATACAATGATTGCTACTATAATGACCCATGCTGGAATCTGTTGGTATAGCATCCAATCAACTGCTTTTTTAATTTTACTTTTTATATCCATATTGTTATATTACTACCGTTTGACTCCAGTGTCAATACGAAACTGAAGCCAATGGTAATTTGTGTTTACTTCGCTTGTCTTGATCTAATTAACTTCAAGATGTCTTCCGCTCTTTTGGCACTGTCCGTGTTTGGTTGTGCTGGAGCAGGTTGACTTTCAACAGATTTTACTTCTGCAACTGGTTCTGCTTTTGTTTCAGTTGTTGCAGTTGCTGGTGCACTAGCAACAGGTGTTTTATTACCCGTCATAGCCGCCACGCCTGCTGGTCTAAAGTATTGTCCATATTTCTCAAGATCGTAAGCCTCACCGTCTACAGATTTTTCAAATAATTCTTTGATTATTTTTACTTCTGCTTCAGTTGGTTCTTTTGGTCTGAAGTCACCTAGGTTGTGTAAACCGTGTGTATCGATTGCGGCTCTCTCTGCCTCATCTAATGCACGTTCTCTTCTTGACCATTTTGATGTTGAGTA